ATGTGTATTAGATAAACATATCTTTCCTAGTTATCTTGATTTCAAGTCTTTAATATATAAAGATTATATTATAGTCCGACTCAAGGACTTGTTGAAAGCAGAAATAAATTTTTGGTTCAACTAAGCAGAAGTTCAAAGAGTTTCTTCTGCTGATCTAAGTATTTAGTAACTAAAGAAGCTCTACTTGCAGTGTCTAACTCAGGACCCTCATGACGCATACCATGTTTCCTAAGCCAACCTGGACTTACTCTAGAAGCCCACTTAACTTTATCATGGTCTCTAGATAACTCAAATTCAACATAAGCTTTAGAATCCTTAGGATCCTCAAATCTAATAGTGTTATCATTACCCTTCTTAACAATAGTAGTATCATCATCCATAAAGTCCATCATTTCATTATGACGAACTGAGATCATCTCACCCGTAGCTAAAGAGCGGACCTCTATAGATGTATATTTATGTACAGACCCGCCAGTTAGGAAGTTACCCGCCTTAATTGCTGTTAAATATCTTTCAGCATCCTTATCCCCTGCTTTAAATAACCCATCATCATCAAACATAGTTTTTAAAACACCGTCATCTCCTTGCATTACTCTTTGTCTAAGGTTGTATTTTTTAAGAAATTTTGCTAAATAAGCCCTACCTTTAGGAGTTTCTAAATGTTCTTCTATTTTACCACTATCCCGTAACCTAAGAAGCTCGTCAGTAACCTGACCTCGATAATCCGTTGATGCCTCTGCTACTGCTATAATTGCAGCTACATGAACATCCAAATCATCATAAGTCGTTTGGGTACCATCATCATGTGTTACTATTTTTTTCGGTATTAAATCATCAATCGCCTTCTCATGTCTAAAAATAATATCATCCCAAGTTTTATAAAGCTCAGTCTTCGTAGGATCAGTCTCGGCTTCATTAGGATAATATCGGTCCATAGTTTTTTTTAATATAGCAGCACCATCTCTATATTTTCTAAGTTCTTGCTCTTCCTCTGGGGTTAAATCTCTTTCTCTCTTAATAGCTTCAAGATTTTCAGCTTTTTTAACAAAACTAGCCCTACTAGACCCTTGCAGTCGAGAAGTCATACTTTTTAAAACCCCTATATAAGTTGTTTCTAAAGGATGAATAGTATTTTTTATCCCATTTCTAAAAATACAAAGAGGAATCTTCCCGCCCTCTAATTTATCTGAAACATAAGCACTAAACCTACCTCCCAACGCTCCAAAAGAGTCTTTTAATAAGGGATCATTAAGTCCGTTTTGCACAAGTCTAGCCTTCGGCCTTTGTGCATCCGCAGGATCATAACCTTTAGCATCCATAATCTTTTGACTAGCGTGATCACAATTACACTTAGCGTTAGCCTCTTCTATAGGAGCATCCCCACCTTCACCACAATCAGCTTTCCAAATATGAATTGCATCATCTTTATCGCCAACATTAAGATTCTTTGCTACATCACCTACTGGAATGGCAATATCTGAACCTAAAGCATCATCTGCTTTTCTAGACATATCTGTTAAGCCTCCAATAATCTCATGTAATCCTTCAGCGTCTGCACCTCCTAACTGATCAATAATGGCTCTAAGAAGGTGATGCTCTTCAATATTAATAGCATGATTACCATCTACAAAACTGCTTGCCCATTCATGCATTGCTAAAAAACTTTTAGCATGTTCAGTAAAATCATCTGCTAACTCATCGGATGCTCCACAAGCTAGATGAACCTTTGATTGCACCGTCGCATCACTCATATTGGCTACAGCATCTAAATCTATTTCTCCCAATTTTCTAGAAGGCATTATACCTTTCCTTCTTCCATAATTTCTATGCCCTATAATTCGTTTCCAATACACGCAATCTTCCCTGGCCGCTCTATATGATTTTAATATCTCTAAGGATTTACCTCGTTCATCTGCCATCTGGCTTGCGGATAATTCAGCTTCGTGTTTACGTATCTTTTGAATTTTAAATTCAAAGGCTTCCTCTTGATCTTCTTTATTTGAATTAAGTAAATCTTGAGCCTCCCGCATTAGCCCAGTGAAAGCCCCCGTTGTATCTCTTAGAATAATACCAGTATCTGAATGTCCCTTCCCATCTTCACCTAATACTAAAGCAACCTCACCGTCCTCAGTAAATTTAAAATTATTTAAATGCCTTATTAATTTTTCTCCGTCTTTCTCTGAGTCAAAACCTTTCTCGGAATAGTTTTTTAACATTTCCATTAGCTCTTTTAAATTACCTAAAGCTATTTCTAAACTACCAGCCTCGACCTGCCCTGACTTTGAAAAAGTCATATTTACGCCAAATAATTTTTCTAAAGACTGGCCGCCACCCCCTGCAAAAGATTGTGCCAACTGAAGACAGTTTATACCCGTAGTCATGCCTAATCCTCCAGCTTTCCTAGCAGATTCTACATGTCTTAATATATTACCCTTACCACAAAGCTCTGTCCATAACTTATGTACTTCTTCAAAATATCCATCTCGCACTAATTCCTCTAGTACATCAGCCCTATAATGATCTCCTCCTTTTTTGCTCTTTCTCAACTCTAAAACTTCTGCTAAAGCTTGATAACCTGCACTTCCTGGCATTCGAGGCGTTTGATCTTCCCACCCCGCTGGTACTGGAAGAGCTTCTCTTTTCTTTCTTTTTCCCTTATCTGTATCTGCATCTTTTCCACCTTCCATAAAGAGAGAAATAAATTGATGCCCCGCACTACCTGGACGCCCATACACAAGAGCACGACCTTTACTATCTGCCCAATCAGCCGCCCCCTTAGTCCACGTTCCATAATAAGTAGGAGTAAGTGAAACCGTAGTTTGAGGATATCCTCCTAGATTTTTACTTTCAACTTTTGTAGCTGTTACGTTACTTCCAGGAACTGGAATATTTTTACCTGTAACATTCTTTAAAAAATCTTTCGCATCTTGAGTTGCTGCTTGGACATTAGCCTGTTCTGTAGCACCTTCTCCTTCCAATATTGTAAGTTTAAACGTACGCTTCTTTAATTTGTTGAAACTTTCTAGAAGTTGCTCGTAGTATTTCATTCTCTATTATAGCTAGATAAAAAAAAGGCCCAATCTAAGTTGGGCCTTTAAATCACATTCGATTAGAACATTAAGCGGTTATTTCACCACTTCCAATATGATCCATGAAATCATAACGGAACTCTACTTCAATTGTATGGAACTCATTGGTTGAGTAATTAAACTCGGCTGTCTTCCAAGCTCTAGGCCAAACGCCATACACCTCCACAGAAGTATGTGGATCCATGTTGTTAGTTAGCTGTAAAATAGTCATTTTATTAGCTTTAAAAGATCCTCCCCCAGCATTGCCTGGTTTAGCTAATTTTGTCATCTCACCTGTCAGAGGATCATAAGTATTTTGGAACCACTGCCATAAGGTGTTAGAAGTATTTTTTAGGTACAGGTTATCAAAAGTAACTGTTATGAACTCTGGAGTAGCTTTGCCAGGATAGTAAATCTTATCATTTACTCTATCAATAACAATATCCTCTACTGTCATACCCGCCTGACTCACTTGCTTTGCAGCTATAGTAAGATCATCCTGAACTCCAGCCCCCCCAGGGACTCCCTCAAATTGAACCTCAAATTGATATACTCTAACTGAATCAAGGTCTGTGGAGATTGTAGGTAATCCTTTACCTGGAATGAAAGGTCTTACTCCTTTATATACTGATCGTATTGGCATAATTTATTAGCCTCCTAATTGTGCTGATTGGTTAGTAAGGTTAAGCTCAAAAATCAAGATTTCTGCTGCTTTAGTAGGCTTCAGGAGAACCTTACACCATAACTCATTTCTATCTATCCTAGCTGAAGTGTTTGTGGTTTCATCGCAAACAACACGGAATTCTGTAATTCCTCGCCGCCTCTTGATATCATCAAGGAATGGATTAAGAACTTGTTCAACTTGCTCCCAAAGAATCTCATCATTAGGCTCAAAGACAAACTGCCTCGTAGCCTGTAAAATCACTTTACGAAGGAAAATCATTAGCCTACGAATATTAACCCTATCTAATGAAGAAGGATTACGGGTAGCAGTTCTTTGACCAAAAATTGTAATTCCTTGCTGCACAAAATTAACGATAGGATTAACCACATTGCCACCTGAATACATCGTGTCTCTATCACCTTGATTGAGACGAACTTCAACATCACTTGGCTTGGTCAACTTACCTCTAAGATATCCAGCAGGAGCGAACCAAGTTTCAGACACATTGTCAGTAAAAGCCATTTGCCTTAAAGCAAAAATTGCAGGATCATACCAACGATCAAGACCGTCATGCACACTAAACACCTTTACCCAAGGCCAATATATAGCTGCATAAGTATTATTGATTGCTGAAGATCTGGCAGTATCCAAACCGTTAGTCCAATCTATGGCGTTTTGAACTGACCCTACCGCATATGGAGGTGCCACAACTGCCATAAAGTTTTGGGAAGATTCTGCTAACGTAATAAGAGCATTCTGGACACTTTCGGTAGAAATCCCTGGAATTGCTGCCATAGAGATATTAAGAATATCGTCATCTAAAGCTTGCATCCCAGTCTTGGTAGCTCCAGTTGCATCTCCGATTAGGGCAGTTGCATTTGCATCAGTGTTCCCCGTGCCATTATCTCCCCCTGACAATCCATAGGTCCCTGCAATTGCCTTAACAAACCTTGGATTACCCTGATCAACACTTGTAAGTGTGTTTCCAGTATCATTTTCTTTCCACGTAATACCGAAGCCTCCGAGAGTTCCCATATTTGATATTTCATTAATATAATTTGTTAATTCAGTAGGAGTAAAATCCGTTCCGGAAGCGTTAAGATTGCCTTTAATAATATCGGACTTAAGATTAGTCTCCCCTGTGTTTATCAAACCCTCAATAAAGTTTTTATATTGAGTTAGAGACACTCTAAATGTTTCTTGTGTAACTCCATCCTCATTAACCTTAACGTCAAAATATTCACCATTAGCATTGGTAATAGTTATACTATTTCCGCTAGTATCACCATTAGACTTAGTTCCAAGATTATAACCCGTTCCAGGGTATAAGGATTCAGCTAAGTATCCAAAACCCTTAGGTGCGGTAGAATTATGAAGATGAGACCCATAAACTTTAACTGAACTAACTAAAGTCCCTAACGCTACCCCTGATCCATCTACCGCACCTAAAAGGGTAGCACCACTAGCCGTTGCTCCCGCAGTAATACCAGAGAAAGCAGATATACTCATATAAGCACCAGAACCGGCGTATGCTCCTGCAATAAACCCAGAAGCAGCAGTAGCAGTATCAAAGAAAGCACCAACATGTCCAGTATGGAGAGCCCCTCCTATAACCTTGCGTAAAGCCACACTTTGGCTAGAAGCATCTGTGTTTGCCGTAATAGTAGAAGAAGGAACCGAAAACTCCTTCCCAGGAGCAACGAATTTTTCAACTCCACCATTGTCAGCTACTTGAATTCTAAAAGTAAAATGGGGATGTGGCTCCTCGCCAGCATAAGGAGTACCACCTGGCACCGATGACGCAGTTCCAATGTAAGCATTGGACACGGATACCGCAGGGCAACCACCAAAAGATACACCAGCAGAAGCATCAGCAGCGTTCGACCCCGCCGCCCTAACAAAATACATACTATTGGTAGCTTCTAATATTTCTAAAGCACCTTCCAACGCTTGCCCATTAATATTTTCATTGGGAGGACCAAAAGTATCAACCAGCCTATTAGGACTAGTAATTAGTGTAGCTTTATTAGTTGGGCCTTTGGATGCAAATCCAACCAAGCCAACTACAGAAGAGTTGACGGAAGGAGCATACTGTGAGAAATCCTTCTCTATTACATAAACACCTGGACTTACATATGATGGCATAAGTTATCTCCTAAACGTCTCTCATCTTAATCATCCTTCTTTCTTGAAGTAATTTTAATTGCGGTGTTACTCCAGTAGAAGGTATATTCTTCATTTCTTTTGGTCTAAGCCAATAAGACTCAGCCTGACCTGACTCATTTATGAAATAAATCTCTAACGATTGAAGACACTCATTTCTTATTGATTTTTGAGGAATGTATTGTGAAACCTTCGTTATATTAGGTTTCTTTACTTTTACTTGTTTATTAGGTTGCATTATAAACTCCTCTATAATATTTAGCCATATTGCATGAAAGTGTAGACAATATTTTTAATTTTTATACAGGCCCGCCAAAATATTGAAAGTTTCAATCTTCCCAGTAGAAGTTACTAAAAATTTAGGACTTGGGACATAAGTTTCCACGGAAATACTCAAAGCCTTTTTTATCACCCTATCCGCAGTATCCCCAACAGCAAAATCAGAATTATCAGTTTCTGCTTGAATATATGCTTTTGTTCTAGTGCTATATGAAGTATTAATTTCAGCTTCAGGATTAAACATGAGCCTAGCCTGTTCTAGTAATTGATCAACATCTGCTCTATATTTACACCAAAAATTAATTTCATAATTAATATTTATAGGTCTAGGGACAAAACTTAGAATCCTAAAAGCTCTTTCCTTGCTAGTATCCCAGTATCGCTCATTAATTAAAAGAGGAGTATACCTCCTTCTTTTATCATCATTATCACTAATAGTTTGAGTAACCGTAATAACAGGAAGAATAATATTATCCTCTTGGTTTAACTTGGCAACTATACGTTCTGGATTACCATGCATACACTTAACTGTGATCAACTTTTCTTCTGAATCAATGATAGAAAAATTGTTAAATAAATAAATAACCGCTCTTAAAGTTTCTTTATAAATTCGTGGAATGTTACTTTCTTTTCTATAAAGATTCCATAATTTATTCTTAAGCTTCTTGGTTCTATTAATACTTCTAAGGGGCAAGTTAAACGCAAATAAAGATTCCCTGGTAGAGGTACTTGCTGTTTCATAAGTCTCTCGTAAATCAGTTAAAAGAGAACTAGTAGAAGCATTACTTACTAAAGATTGTGGATCTACCTTAGCCATTATATTTCACTCTCCTGTCCCTCATACCCTCCCATAAAGTCTGAAGTATCAACAAGAGGAGTGTCTTGGATCTCAACGGAATCCCTAAGGAGTTTAGCATGACAATTCAAATGATAGACCCCATACGCTTCAAAAGCATCTTCCTGCACTTCAAATATTTCATACTTTTGATTTTGAAATGCTGGCTTTATTACATCCCCTGGAATAACTGATCTTCCTATTTTCTGCTCAATGTAGCTTTTATTAAATATAAATATTTGATCATTGGTTAACTCAAGGCCAAACTCAGTCAGGTTTTCTTCCAGGACTTTAGGATCATAGTGCCCATGAACCAACTTAGCCTCAGAATGAATTGCCTTATTCTTAATCTCAAGGTAAACATCGTCGTATTCATCTTCATTTCTATAGAATTTATAAAAATAAAGTTTTGAACCTCCAAGCCTAATAATCTCATCATCAACCAAGTTAAATAAGTTTATGTCAGGATTAGCTGGATCAAATAAACTAAGCTCGCTATCCTCCTGATCAATGTCAGGGATCATAGGCATTGGGGTTGTTACTTTATAATTACTTTTCATCTAATTAGAACGTAGAGAAGACGGGTGGATCTTCAATTTCCTGTATAAGTTGTTGCTCCAAAAGTTCCATTTCCTGAACACTCTCTTGTTTTAATGCAGCCCCATTTAATTGGGCTCCTCCTCCAGGTGATGGCAACATAGTATACTTACTTCTAATCTCTCCTAATATGCCTTTAGCAACAGCGAGAGCATACTTTTGAATCCAATTCCTATAAGCAGGATGAATAGTATTTGAATCTATTGCTCTATATTCAAGAATAACCTCTTGGGTAGGCTGGACTGGCTTTGGAGAAATTTGTAAATACTTATTATTTATAATATCAAAAGAACCTTCTTGAGATAATACTTTTCTCATCATTTCTAGATGAGATTGCAATAAGTAAAACTCCCCTACTTGAAAGCCTCCAAATAAATGATTATCTTGGAAATACTTAATAAAGAAATCAAACTCCAACGTTCCTGCCTGTGATTGAATACTGAGGAGAGTTTTCTTGTAAACAACATAAGTTAAGTTATTTAAAATAAAGGATGGGATTTCATAAAGGTTACATCCTCCCGAAGCTTCAAAAGTAGCAAATTGTTTTGTCCACACAGGAGCATGGTAGGAAAGTTTAGTAGTAGCTTCATCAGTAGCAATCTTTAATTGTAAAGGTGCTAACTCCACTCTTACAACGGGATGCCCTAATTTAGAAAGGATATAATCTTTAATGGTAGTTTCAAATGCATTAAATTCTACACCATCTACAAGAGTATTTTTATTAAGTTTATCCTGATCTATATCACCAGTAGAAACTTGATCAGTAAGATAAACACCCTTAAACGTACCAAAAGAATCACCATATGAAGCAACCTTAGGACGTAAAGGGCCAACAGGAGCCGTTTGATGTACCATAAATAAATCCCTCTTATTTATATACCCACTAAACAAGAAAAGGTTGAGAGCTTTTTATGGCTCTCAACCTTTTCTTTTAGTTAGCACCTATTTAGATTAGGCGTAACCCGTCACTGTCGTATTGACCACAGTAGCGTTCCTAGCGAACGGGGTGACCAGATAGTTGGCGTTTGGACCAACGATTCTGATAATCCGGTAGAAACGATGCGCTGGGGTAATCGCAGCCTTGCCATAGCGGGTCAAGATACCCTTCCTCGGCTGGAAGGACTCAGGGTCCGTAATGGTCGGCAACTGCTGGAGGGGGATGTACGGTGAGTACACATAGCCCGCATCCATCGCATTCGCACCCTTGTAACCCATGAGGATCTCGTCCTCAGGCCACAGAGGATCCACGTACAGATCATACTTGCCAGCAAACTTGCCCTTGTAGGCAATCGTGTTGCCCATGTTGGTGGGCTTGTCGGTGCTCTCAATGCCACCCTCAAGCTTCGCAGAGCTTTCGAGAAGGCTAGCGATGAGCGGCGAGGTAATGAGAACAGTACCGGGACCACGATGAGTCGTACGATAGATATCCTGCGAAGCGAGGTTAAGAACCGCTAACAGGTTAGCATACGTCTCGCCAACGTGACGAGGGCTGAAGCTCAGGGAGCTTTGCGTGAAGTCCATAACGAACACATTGGAATCAACAGTCTCGGCAGGCTGCGCCAGGCCATTCTGATCATACGTGAACGCACTCGGAGCGAAGCCAGGATCATTGCCCTGAATCGTGCTGCCAGCAGCGGCACCAGCCGTAGGATTAACTGGAGGTTGAACCCGACCAGTGTCACCAAAAGCATTCGGATTGCCCATATCAAGAGCTTCAGCGGTCCAATTACCTAAAGTTGCTACTGGACCCGCACCATTAAAGCCATAACCTAACATTCGCAGATCCTCAAGAATCTCACGGTCAATCTCTAACGAAAGCTCTTTACTGAGAAGATCAGTAAGCTCACGCTCCAGATCAAGGTTGTGATAAGCCTTAAGGTCCTGGGAAGCCTCTAACGTCCAGAGGGCTCTCATCTTGCGAGTGCCCGCCACAACAGCCTGCTGCTGAATGTGGAACTGAAGCTCAGGAATGCCAGAGCCCGTAAGGCGCTCGCCACCAGAAACAGTCCAGCCCATCGTAGTATTATCAGCAGGCCACGACGCGATTTGACCACCATAAGTGGAGCTAGGGCCACCAGCAGAAGCTACTAGAACACTTGTAGTGCTAAAATCACCACCGTCAACATCAACATCAAGGCCAGAAGCATTAGGCCTCGCCGCCCCTTGCGATTTGGCGTGCGAAGTATTCTGCAATGAACCAATCTTAGAGCTAGTAAGACCAGCATAGGTCATCTGATACTTGCTATAGACAGTTTCAGTCTTTTGATCATAAATACGACTGTTGCCCAGATAAAAGATCTGGCTCACTGGCCCCTGCATGGGCTGTACGCCAACAATCTTGTTAGCGATTAACTCGGGATAAACCCTACGAACGAGCGGGAAAGCGAACTTCTGAAAAGTACCAAGCTGACCAACGGTCGTGCTACCCGTACCCACTGCTGCCTCATTAATCTTCTCCGAAACAATCTGCTTCGCCTGATTTTCGAGTAGCTGGGCCGTAGTACGACGAATGTAATCATCCTGAATACCTTCGAGAGCGGGCTCCCACTTCTCTACTAATCTAGTATTTCCACCAAATGTATCCATATGTTTTGCCTCCTTAAGGCATAAATTTCATCATATCTTCGGTTAAGAACTGATTGTTATTTCCAGCCCTTTCAACTTTCACATTATTTTCCGAAACAACAACTGCCTTCTCCGAAGACTTAAATGGTTTCTTTGTCGTTTCCTTTAACAATTCCATTTCCTCATGTAAGCTGTCTCCAACCTCCACTAAAGAATCTCTCTCTTCTTCAAGCGTCTCGGCTTTGTCTGACAAAACCTTAACCACCGTCTGAAGTTTATTGTTCTCCTTAAGAACATTATCTAGCTCCTTGGTCAAGACACCAAGCTCGCCTTCCATTTGCTTGGACTCATTCGTTAAAACCTTAATAGCATTAGCGTCATCCTCATCGGTTAACTCAACAGCCATTAACGATCTAACGGTCTCAAACAACTTAGCATTGCGGAAAGTGTCATTCTCAAGCTCTAGCTCTTTCATTGCTTGCTCTTTAAGAGAATCAATATTTGCACGAACGAAGGAGGCAACCTTGGCCTCTAAAATAGCAACTTGGTCTCCCACTCGCTCATTAATTACATCTTGCATCAAATTAGTGATTTCCTGCACTGAAGATTCAGATAAACCTTCAGGAAGAATCTCATCTAATGTTTTTTGCTTCTTTTTCATAAAAAATCCCTCTATTGTAATATTTAGAAGTTAACTAGGAATTAGTTAACTTTTTTTTAATTTTTGTTTTATCTATCTTGATGAAGATCTCTAGCAGCATCTGCCGCATCTTGTCTATCTTCTGCTTCAATATCATGTTGCCCACCCTTAGGATCTACCTTCTTTTTAATCTTGCTTTGGGCACGACCAGATTTAATCTCTTTTTCAAGGAAATCCGCAAGAGGTCTACGACCTGGGAAAGGCAGTTCCAATTGGCGAGCCTTCTTCTTCTGAGCCTCGGCTAAGAATTCAACCATTTTATTGTAGGTTGGTTGAGTGTTTGCATTCTCTGCTCTTTTCTTTGCTCTTTGCTTTTTAAATCGTTTCTGAGCCTGCGATGTGGCGTCGAGTGCTTTCTGTGCCTCGTCACCAGTTGCCGCCACCGGGCCAAAGAATTTCCCAAGGCCCTCGGCTTTATGTTTCGCACGATCCGCTCGATTGGGAGTTTTGCTTTCTTTAGCCTTAACAGGAGTAGCTCCCTTAACTGCTGCCATCATTGCCTTATAAAAAGGATCTTCCTTTACATCACCTCTACTCATAATTTCCTCCACCGAGGGATAACCTCGCATTTTCATAACTTCATCATACGATAATTTATCACTCTCGTATGGCTTATCAGCTTCCTCCAAAGAATTCTTAAAACTTTCTTTTAGCATAGTAACAAAAACCTTCTCCCCTAGTGCTTTCTTGTAAGTATCATTTACAATCTTGCGAGTTTTTTTACAGCTTTCCGTAGACTCAGAAAGAGAAGGGAAAGCACCTTTAGTAGACGGGTCTGCGACAAGATCAAAAGTTACTAATTTGTAATCTTCGTTTACATACTTCACTTTTCTCATTGTATCCTCAGACAGAGTTCCAACTCCTCTACTTGAAATACCAATCTTAACTCCACCTTCAATAAGAGCCTGAGCAACTTTGCCTGCGGGTGTATCTAAAACCTTTGCCTCACCGATCACATCATTGCCCTTCATATACAGGCCCGTGATGAGGTGGGAAGCATTAGACAGTTTAACAATGTCATGACTAGGATGATCGAGTTCTCCACATAGGCGATTCTCATTAATCATGTCCTGAAGACCTTTGACCTGAGACTCTAAGACCGTTTTAGGGTAAACGCGATTATTATTATTCTGTTCATCTGCTCTTTGGAATAAACCTCTAATCTTCATTCCTTGAGGAGACTTTGCTTCTGATAAAATTTCAATGTTTTCTAATATACGTACATCGTTAAGTAACATTACTTAGCTCCTTTTTTCTTTTTAGTGTAGCGTCCACCGCTAATTGATTTCAATTGTTTGCCTCCATGTTTCGCCATGGTACGAACCGCGTAACCTTTAATATCCTTCCAACTAGCACCAGGAGTTGCAGATCCAGGAGTAAATCCCTTTGCTGTCTTGCCTCCTACAGTCTGTTGTCCACTCTTTCCCCATTTATGCTTCGTTAAGACATACATACGATCTGCTTTATCCGTTGAAAATATTTGTCCCATAGAGCCCTGTTCTAAGGCTTGTTTAATTGAATCATAAACTTTAACCCTAGACTTACTAGCCTTAGCTACTTTCTTCTCACTTCTAAGTTTTTTATTAGCCTCAGATAATATCTTCTCTACGTTCATATTGCATTTCCCTTAAAACAGATTCAACTGTCTCTTTAATTGATTTCTTTTTCTTTTTCTTCTTTTTAGAAGGACCTGAATATCCAGTGCCAATCATGCCTGCTGTTGTAGTGCCTGGGCCTATAGCCATCTCACTAATAAGTTGTTTAGTCTCTGATAAAATTGCACACAACTGTTCTAACAAAGCAGACAGTCTATCTGTTTGATTAACTACCTTCTCTTTAATAGGAAGCTCTTTTGGCCTCGAAGTACTTGGACGAGGGCCAGCCCCTTCAAGTATGGAATTAAGATAAGTATTTGTCTCTTTTCCTCCCAACACAGAATTTACAAAATCATCAGGAACTTCCACATTAGTAATATCTAATTGATTGGCACTCCCTGGAACGCTAGCCACAGAGGGAGCTTGAGCCTCATGTAACGGAGGAATAGCATTGCTATTTAACAAAGACTCGGCAAACTCCCCAATAGAAATATTTGGAAGAGAATCAGACATCAAAAATTACTCTTTTTCGTCAGAGTCGCTAGCTGCGTCGTCCTCGTCCTCGTCGTCGGCTCCACCAGGACCTCCTGGGTGTCCACCCTCTTCCATGTTCTCTTCAATTACATCCATAATCGTAAGAACATTATCAAGGTGCTCAACAATCTGCTCATCCGAGATGGGCTCATTAAGCTCAGTCAGGCACAACGGGCAAGAATGAACTTCCTCTGCCTCTTGAATAGTCTCTTCCGAAGACTCTTCAACCATTTCAGGCTTCGCGTCCTTCTCGGTAAGCTTCAGGCCAGCAGTCGCCCAATTCGAACCCTCTAAAAGGGCCTTGGCAATATCACCATGAACATCAGTATTACTCATAATTATTTCTCCGTTTTCTATAGAAAAGGCATAGATACTGCCTCATTTAATATTTAGG